TGTGATTCCGTGTCAGCTTTCGCCTGATGTCTTCCCGGGAATCGAAACCCGCATTCCGGGCACTCCGGTTCACCGGCTGGCACGTCGAGTTTGCAGTTCAGGCATTCTCGCCCGCGTCCGTTGCGTTCCTGTGGCTGTGCAGATCCCGGCTTTGAGCCTTTGGCCAGTCCGTAATTCCGATCGTCCAGACTTCCGTGCCGCTCGATGTTGCCGCCGAAGTCCAGAATCAGACAGTTTTGTTTGCTGTCGTGCTTCCGCAGTCCTCGCCCGACCATCTGAGCAAACAACCCAGGGGATAGCGTTGCACGCAGGATTGCAATAGCGTCGATGCACGGAGCGTCGAAGCCAGTTGTCAGGCAGTCAATGCTTACAAGCCATCGCAGGTCACCATCGCGGAACCGCTTCAACGCTGTTGCCCGTTCCATCGGAAACGAATCGCCGGTAACTACGCCAACATCCTCGCCGGTCAGTGTTCTGAGGAAGTCTGCGACATTCTCCGCATGCAGCACGCCAGAACAGAAAACCAGAATCGACTTCCGGTCGTGACACTTTTCAACGATCTCCTGACACGCTGTCAACACCGTGTCTGCACCACCGAAAATCCGTTGCAGATCGGATTCAACAAATTCACCGCCCCGCAGTTTCGCTGAACTGGTATCGATTTGCTGATCAGACGGCTTGTTTGTGATCTCGCAAAGAAACCCTTCTTTGATCAGATCACCTGTAAACGCTTCGAAGCAAATCCGCTGGAACAGTTTTTTCTTTCCACAGATCGGCCCTTCGCCAGTGCGGAACGGTGTCGCGGTTGCGCCTATGACTCGCGCCGTCGGGTTGAATCCAATCACGTCAGCGATAAACTGCCCGTACATCGTTTCATCGGACGAACTCACCAAATGAGCTTCGTCAATGATAATCAACTGCCTTCCGCCGATTTGCTCCGCCTGCCGGTAAACCGACTGGATGCCAGCGCACAGAATCGGCTGCTGAGTCTGTTTCGAGTTCAGCCCGGCTGAATAGATTCCTACCGGGATCTCTGGCAGCAAAATCCGGATCTTCTCCGCGTTCTGCTGAATCAATTCCTTTCGGTGCTGCAGGACGATTACCTGAGCACCGAATTCGATAGCCTGTTTCGCCAGCATGGCGATTACCAAACTTTTCCCAGCCCCCGTGGGTAAGACGATTAACGGGTTCCCCGGCTGAGTCGCGAGGTAATGCCATGCGGCGTCATTGGCTGCGGTTTGATACCAGCGGGGAATCATTGTTCAACCTCCGCAAACAACGTTCGCTGTGACGTGCTTTCATGCTGCCGTACTGCCTGTGCCAGATTCTTCAACGCCTGCGTGTGATATTCCGGCTTCAGTTCGCACCCGTAAAACCGCCGCTGGTCCGGGATGCTTTTTCCGGTCTTTGGCGACTTTCCGCCGAGACTCATGAACCCTTCTGACCCAATACCCGTAAACGGCGAAAACACGATTTCGCCCGGATTCGAATAAAGCAGCACACACCTCCGAATGACTTCCAACTGCAGCGGGCAGATGTGCTTCGTGTCTTCTTCAGACTTCGCTGCGGCAGTGTTCAGCGTGTCGGTTTCCTGCACGTCATCCCAGCACCCTTCAGCCCACTTGATCCAGTCGTTTCGGCTGACCTGATTTTTCGCGTTGATCGGGACTGCGTTTTCACCGGGCTTCCGAAACTTGATCAGGTAATCCTGCAGCGTTCCGCGTTGCTTCGAGCGATCTGATTCCAAACCAGCGAACTGCAGTTCCCGTGATCGAGTCCGAATAGCTTGTGCTTGCGGATTCTTTCTGACGCTCCAGTCGTATTCATAAATTAAGCCAGCCCGTTCACCGAGCCGAATATTAGTTCCTCGAAAGTCGCACAAACCGATTCCACCGCTCCGCTTCATTCGTGGAATCTGGCAGACGTGGACTATGGCTGCGCGTCCGGGTTTCAGAACTCGCATCAATCCAGCAAACAGAAACGACAGGTGAACAGTCGCCTCTCCACTCATTGAATCCACGTTTCCGATATCAGCTTCTGAATCGGTGTATGCGTACAGCGAAGGGAAATGGCGGAGAGAAGATTGCGAAGTCTACTGACTCCGCAGGCATACTTTCCGCGTCCTTTCTTTCAAGCATGTGTGAAATACAATCACCATGATGGACAGCCCACTGCTGCCCGTCTTTGAGTAGTTCATTCATTTATTCCATATCCTTTATAAAAATCGAATCTGTGTTTTTAGAACTGTGAACCCAGTAGTGGCACGCCTCACACAGCAATACTAAGTTGCTCAGCTCCGCCCGCAGTGTTCTGTTTGCGAACGACACTATGTGATGTATGTCAAACTGTTTGCTTCTGTCGCTGCTCTTTCTTGTGAGGCACTTTTGGCATGTCGCGTCATCTCGATGCCATACCAGCCGCACGACAGCCTTCCATTCCGCAGATGAATAAAAAGCCTGCCTTTCAGGAGTCACGCCGCCTTTCCACGTTGGCACTTCTAAACCTTTTTTTCCTTTCAGTGGAGGGCCTACATTTTTATCAAAAGGAACTCGTCCTGACTGAATTGCAAACTGACTCATCCTTGCCTTGTTTTCCTCCGTATGCCGATGCCCCTTAAACAAACTGACTTGCCCTGGCTTCAGCCATGTGGCACTCGATGCAAATCCACGCTCGCGAGTTGGTATTCCAAACCCTTTTAGCCAATTCCAAACGCTTTTTGCGTCCCTCTGAACAATTGCTGCTATCTGCGTGCAGTCCTGTTTCTCATTGATGTATTTCTGAATCAGCCATTCTTTTGTGACTGGCTTTTGCGCCTGCTGCCATGCTGCTTTACAATTCGTGTTGCAAAAGTATCGCCCAGACTTTGATTCAGTTTTTCTAATCAGAGCAGTGCCGCAGTTGTCACATTTACATGCGAATACATGCATGACCAACCTCCCTGAATAACTGCTCTTGTTCTTTGGTATCTGATTCAACGCGATCAGCTTTTCGCAGAACGTTGTCAACAAATGGAATTTCCAGTTCTGTCACTGGAATATGGACGTTCAATGGACGTGTTGACCCGATACGGTTTGACCGCTTGACGGCCTGATAGAATTCTTCGTATGAGTCTTTCAGACCTGAAAACACCTGCCGAGTACACACCTGTAGATTTAACCCGAACCCGAGGATGCGCGGTTTACTGATAAGCACTTTCACGTCGCCACGTTTAAATGCGTCAATGTGCTCCAGTCGTTTCGCTTCCGGTGTTTCTCCTTTAATGCTGACCGCTTCCGGAAACGTATCTTCCATCAACTCCTGCTCGTCGTTGTAATTGCACCAGATGATGGTTGACTCGCCGGGCCAACTGTCGACCATTGCTCTGATGTGCGATGGTTTGTTGGTCGGCATTCCTCCTTTGCCTTTCGCAATCTGCGACAACTTCCCGCGTTCACCGATGCCGCCGATCTCATTAGTTATCAATGATCCGGTCAGTGACTGCGCCGCCTTCCGTTGCTCTGGTGTCAGTTCAATGTGGTCAATATGGATGTGAATCGGTGGTGTTGTCCCGACGTTGTCACACCATCCATAGGTTGCCGGATTCGTCAGAAAGATTGACCAGTCAGCCAGAGACCGGTAGAACGGTTTCAGGGCATGTGGTTTCAATTCCCAGCGGTTCTGAGTCTCACCACGGTTAATAAAATACGTGGCGAGAAACTCGTTCACTGTTCGGCAGCGATCCAGAAAAACAGCGTGATTCGCGAACTCAATCCGATCGTTCGGAGCTGGTGTACCAGTCGCACACAATTTCCATTTCAGCCCTCGCCCGAGTTCAATCAGGCGATTGCCGTATTCACCGTAGTGAGACTTCAACATTGAAGACTCATCGAGAATAAGCCCGGCCAGATTACCCGGTATCAGTCCTTCCCGAATCGCTTCGTAATTGGTGACCGCAATCTGAGTGTTCAGGCTGTCGTTTGATTCCAGCCAGTTCTGTAAGTCAAACGCTCGGACCTGACCAATATCGAACCGTTCACCGTACCAGCGGAATGCTTCCTGCAATGTCTGCGACACCACCATCAACGGGGATACGATCAGGATTTTTCCGCCGTTGCAGTTCTTTGCAGCATGCCGAGCAAACTCCAGAAGCATCAGCGTTTTACCGAGTCCACAATCTGCAAAGATTGCATACTTCCGTTTCTTCAATGCCAGAGAAACGATATCACGCTGATAATCAAACATCCCTTCTTTCGGCTCGTATTGAGTATCGTCAGACTCAGCATCTGCTACACCAAACGCAGCAGCATATTCATCAGATATCTCTGCTGCGTTTCCGACGAACCGATACACCGGGCATCGCCGGACCTTCAGGAATGTTTCGTAGTCAGTGATTGAGGACGTGTTAAATCGGATTCTCATCGCGTATTCCTCACTGCCTTAACGATCTCGCTGACTGCCGCCTGAATTTCCATCAATGCCGTTTCAGTCCAATACGGATTGGAAATCCGTGCCAGTTCATCACGAGCATCCGTCAGCAACGCTTCACCGAATGCTTCGGCCTTCTCAATCTCCGGCTTCAACGCTTCGGCCCGTGCCTGTTCAGCCGCACGGCGTTCGGCTTCACGTGCTTCAATTTCGCGCCGTTCGTTCTCCGCTCGCAATCTCTGCAGTTCTTCGCGATCTTTCCGGAGTTGTTCCTCTTCGGCTTTTCGTGCTGCGGCTTTTTGGGTTTCCGCTGTCAGAAGTGCCTCAAAAAATCCGTCATCCATCACATCAAGTGCGTTCAGATCGACACCGCTGACACCAACCGCAGCCAACCGATTCAAACGAGTCTGAAGCCGTTCACGTTTCTCAGCTTCCTTCTGCTGCTTTTCTTTCAGCCGTTCCGCTTCGTAGTTGTCCTCCTCTGCCGATAGCCTGCCTTCGATCGGTTCGATTTCGCTGATCAGCCGTTTCGCTTCTGCGTTAATTGCTCGCTGATACTTCAGTGCTCCCTCGTTCAAATCTTTGCGCCGCTTGTCGATCTCCAGTCGCAGCCGTTTGACTGTCTTGCGTGCTTCAGTCACGGCCTTAATCCCGACCGTTGCAACGGTCAGATTTCCAAATTCACGGACCTGAGCAATTGCCAGTTCATCCGGGCGAAACTCTGCCAGCGTCGAAACGATCAGAGCGTCAACTGGTGCCTGCGGTTCTTCAATTGTTAATTCACTCATCTAAGAAATCCTTTCATCAATTCAGAACGGGAAACAAAAAACTCAATCTGTCGTTCAACGGTCAAAAATGACCATGCGCCCTGGTAGTCGGACCAACACCAGAATTCGCGGTCACCGGTCTCTGTGTCCATTTCGGACACGATCGATTCTGTAACCAGAATGCCTAACTTCTCCTGCAACAACGCATCGCAGTAGTCCTGAAACTTGCACAGATCGGCATTCTTAAACTTGCGAGGAACATCACTCGTCAGGATCTCGTGTGCATCGTGGTAAAGTCCCCACAGTTGAACCTGCGCAGGCTGTTCGCTGAGTGCGTCAAACACGTTCAGCGAATGACTCAACACCGAGCACAGCGGATGCTGGCCGCCAAAACGGCCAATGCGTGAAAGGCACTCAGCCACCCATTGCGGATCTTGCGCACATCGACTTGACCACGTTTCAGGATCGTCGATGTAATTGGGCCATTTACGCACGTTGCAGTCCTTCCGTGAGTCGGTAAAAACAGCCCGGCAGTGCGAGCTGTAGACAAACACTGCCGGGCTTTCAGGAGGCCATCGCAACGCACGACAGCCAGTCGAGATCACTGTTTCGCGAATGGATTCGCTTTAACGGCAGGTGCTGCAGCAGGAGTTTCAAACGCTTCCTGCATCATGTTGGTCTGCTGCTGTGCGTTTGACACTGAGCGAGACTTGTACGCTTTAATCACATTCTGATCGTCTTTAATGGCAACCTTGATCGTCAGCGGTCGGTTGTGCAGTTCTTCTGACTGTGAAGCGTTCGAAAGCCCGACAGCATCCTTCAGGTCTTGCAACTGACGCAGTGCAATACCTTGTGCCGTTGTGTTTTTGTTGACGATGTTCAGACCTTCGAAAATCAGCCGATTCTGGTACTGACCCTCCATGATTATGAACCGCAACGCCAAACGCTGACCGGTTCCATCTTTCGTCGGCTTCACTTCGGAATGCACCAACATGGCCTTGTAATCACCAGCCGGAATCGGCGTGAACGAACCTGCCGACGCTGCTTTCGACATGTCCAAATGAGATAAATCCGCCATGTCAATTACCCTGCTTTCTGTACTGGAGAAACTGAAACACCCTTTACGCTGTCATCACTTTTCGGAAACCACTTCGCATACTCAGCCCATGAAAACCCGATCTCTGCTGGCATGCCTTCAAGTCGGTTCTTTGCAAGACAGGCCGCTGATTCCTGAGTTCTCAGGTATCGCTCTGAATTGCCGACAGCAATCCCGCGTTCCTTGTTAAAACCAAGGTCTTCTTTCCGGACAAAAACCCGGTATGAAGCAAACAGCACTTCGTCACACCATTCCTGCAACATCGCTGATGCGCTGTCATGCAGTGCAGGCTGATAGCGGTCGTAAGAATCAGTTTCCGGATGACTGTGTTTTTTGATGGCACAGTGAGCCAGCAAAATGATTCCGATTGATTTTTCTTTTCGCAGCCAGTCAAGTTTAAATGTGATCTCATCCCAGTATTTCAGCGCGGCTTTGTACCCGTTGCCAAAACCCATATCTGCAAAATCTTTTCCAGCCTTCCTTGCCACTTCCGCGTGAATCAACCCTTCGAGCCAATCGGCTGAATCAATTGCGATGTGCTGGTATTTGTGCTTGTCGTTGGCGAGCCAGATCAACGCTTCATTGACTGAATCCAGTGACTGCAGGTGCTCCGTTCGTTCGCAGTCAATGTCGTCAAGTCCGTCCTCCAGATTCAATAACAGGCAGTTCGGAGCCTGTGCCGCCCATGTG